ACAATTTTAAGAGAACGTCCAAGTGGCCCCACCCTACCCAGTCCCATCTCTAGCATCCCATCACGGCATCTTTACCACAATTTTATCATTCTACACCAATCGCTGATTCCATCCAACCGACTGTTACAGATAGTGGATCTGGTTGTTGTTCACATACGTCTCGGAATGTCGCCATCGTTGCAATCAGTAGCTTCATACCTTTACTCCTTGTGCTCGCCGAACACTCTTTTTTGCATTTTGGTCCCAGTCTTAGTCAGCGCGATTATGAATTCTATACCTTATGCTACCGCCTCATTGCAGGTTACATCTCCTTCATTGCCGGTTTCTGTTCCGTTAAATTCGCAGGACGTCCGCCCGGAGTCAGGTTCGGATTCTACGATAGGGTCAACGCCACCGAGTACGACCAGCAGCTCTCCCTCAACCCTTCTGGACCAAGCGCACCAGTTTTTAGAGAATACAAAGGATTCTGAGTACGACAATCTTCGTATATCCGACGGAAAGCTCGTTTTGGACATCACAAGCTCAGATGTCAATGATTACACCCATCTTGTTCCACGATTTGACCCTTTCTCTTGTGAGAACTTTGCGCTAAACCGCGCTGATGTCGAGTCTTTATCAGGTGAAGATGTTAAACATTGCGGAATCGTCACGTTGAAGGATGATGCCACTGACACCATATCTGAGGTCACGCTTGCCGCTCTGAGACCCCTCCGTGCCAGGAAATCGGCCAAGTACGTTATATGCCAGATATGCAAGTCAGAAACACGTTCCATCAAGTACCACAGGTGTGATAGATCTAAAAGTGGTGCGGTGACCCGTCTCGCGTGGTTAGGTGACTCAAAACATCGTTCTGACGTTGTTGCATATCTGCTGGCGCTTGGTTATGACTCCGCCGCTACCACATCTGTGCTCGAGTCTTATGTTGCAGCAGCGTCACAGGCGGCGTACATGAAGGTCATTGGTCAATATGATGATTGTACTGGAATAAATTATGCATCATCTAACTTCGAGGCATTCTATGCGGTGAGTGAAGGATTCAGAAGTGCATACTGGTCTTACGTATACGCATCTCATGGGGTGTGTGACCGTTCTGTGTAGGGGCCGCCAGCATCAGGGCTTAGCTGAGGTGTGTGTGCCCACATCTCCCTTGGTGTTTTCTCGCTTTGCAGAC